CGATCGGGGCTGATCCCGGCGCACAGGTGCGCAGCGGCGATCAAACCGAGGCCCGCAGCCCCTGCATTCTGACGCGGCAGGAAAACGCCCCAAAAAAGTCCGAAATCACGAAAGGAAACGAAATGCCCGAGAGCAAAAAAGCGGGTGGTGATACCACCGGAACCCGCAGTGAAGCACCCGAAGTGCAGACCCCTGTACCGGAAACGCCACCCACACCCGATCCCGACACCATCCGCAGCGAGGAACGCCGGCGCGCCTCCGAAATCATGACCCTGTGTTGCCGCCATGATATGGATACTCTGGCGGCCGATCTGATCGGGCGCGGGGTCACCCTTGATGCCGCCCGCGCCGAGATCCTCGACAAGATCGCCGATGCGGACCCGCTGCAAGGCCGCGTGCATGAACCGGCCCCCGCAACGGCGCGTGGCAATGGTGACGCCGACACCTCCTATCGTGATGCGGTGGCCGAAGCGCTGCTGCACCGCCACAATCCCGCCTCCCACGAGTTGACCGCCAACGGGCGGGATTTTCGCGGTATGTCCCTGATCGAACTGGCGCGCCACGCGCTGGAACGTCACGGCCGCTCGACCCGCGGCATGTCGCGGCTGGAACTGGCCGGAGAGGCGCTGGGCACCCGCGCCGCCGGTGCCATGTCCACCTCGGATTTCCCGATCATCCTTGCCAATGTCGCCAACAAGACCCTGCGGCAGGCCTATGCAAGCAGCCCGCGCACCTTCGCGAGCTGGGCGCGCCGCGCCACCATCACCGATTTCAAACCGGTCAGCCGCACGCAGATTGCCGGTGCGCCCGATCTCGAAAAGGTGCTGGAAAGCGGCGAGTTCAAATACGGCTCCATCGGGGAAGGCAAGGAAACCTACGCGCTAGCCACCTACGGGCGAATCGTGGCGATCACCCGACAGGTGCTGATCAACGACGATCTCGATGCCTTCACCCGCATCCCCTCGGCCTTTGGCGCGGCGGCGGCCGATCTGGAAAGCGATATCGTTTACGCAATTCTCACGCAGAACCCGACCATGGCCGACAACAAGGCGCTGTTCCATGCCAGCCACGGCAATCTCGGCACCGCCGCCGGTGTGACGGAAACCGCGCTGGGCGAGGCCTACCGCAAGTTCGGCTCGCAAAAGGGGCTGGAGGGTCGTTTGATCTCGATCCTGCCGAGTTACATCATCACGCCCCCGGGTGCGCGGGCCATCGAGGCGCGCAAGCAGATGACCCAGACCACCCCCTCGGCCACGGCCGACGTCAACACATTTGCTGGGCGTCTGCAGGTGATCGAGGAGCCGCGCCTTATCCCTTCCACAGGCAATGATCCGTGGTTTCTGGCGGCCGATCCGTCGCGGGTGGATACGATCGAGTATGCCTATCTCGACGGTCAGGAAGGCGTCTACACCGAAACCCGCTCGGGCTTTGAAGTAGACGGCATCGAGATCAAGGCCCGCCACGATTTTGCGGCCAAAGCCATCGACTGGCGGGGCCTGTTCAAAAACGCCGGTGTGTAACCAACCCTTCTGACGGAGCCCCCCCATGAAAAACTATGTTTCTACAGGCGACCGCCTGTCCTTCACCTCCGGAGCCGATATTGCCTCGGGCGACGCGGTGCAGCTCGGCGCGCTGTTCGGCGTCGCCACCGGCGACATTGCCAACGGCGCGGAAGGCACCATCAAGCTGACCGGTGTCTTTGATCTGCCCAAAGCCCCCTCGCAATCCTGGGCGATCGGGGCCAAGGTTTACTGGGATGCCACCAACTGGCGGGCCACCACCACGGCCAGCGGCAACACGCTGATCGGCGCGGCTGCTCTGGCAGTCGGAGGCGGAGCCTCCGAAACCATCGGCCGCGTGCGCCTCAACGGCACAGTTTGATCGGGCCGTCTGATGGGCGCGACAGAGAATGCGGTGGCGGTGATGTTTACCAACCCCGTTATGGGCAAAGCGGCAACGTGGTTCTCGGGCGGCACTGGCCCAGGGCAATCCCTGCGCGTGATCCTGCGTTCACCGGACACGGTTACCGAATTCGGCGCGGCGCGTATCTGGTCGGAAACCGTGATCGCCGATATTCGGACGAGCGCGGCCCCGAGCCTTGCGACCGGAGACCGGATCGATATTGATGGCATATCCTACACGGTTCAGGGCGAGCCGCTGCGCGATCGTGAGCGCCTGATCTGGACGGTGGAACTGGTGCCCTTATGAAACTGAGCATTAATTTCTCGCCCGATCTGGTGGCGCTGCTGGAGCAGGAAATCAAAGCCGGTGAGCGCGCCGTGACCTCGGCCATGAAATCCGCCGGTGCGGAGTTGAAACAGGACTGGCGCAAACAAATTACCCGTGCCGGTCTTGGCCACCGCCTGCCGCGCACCATCCGCAACCGGACCTATCCGACCAACGGCGACAGCATCAATGCCGCCGCTCTGGTCTGGAGCAACGCGCCCGAAATCCTCAACGCCCATGATCGCGGCGCGCTGATCCGCTCGAAACTCGGCTTCTATCTCGCCATCCCGACCGAGGCCGCCGGCTTGGGCCGTGGTGGCGCGCGCCTGACGCCCGGCGAATGGGAACGACGGCGTGGCATGCGCTTGCGGTTCATTTATCGCCGCAACGGGCCGAGCCTGCTGGTCGCCGAAAAGGCGCGGATCAATACGCGCGGGACAGCGGTGGCTTCGCGGTCAAAGACCGGGCGTGGGCAGGTTAGCGCGCCGATTTTTCTGCTGGTGCCGCAGGTCAAACTGCGCAAACGGCTTGATCTGGCGCGGGATGCGGAAAAGGTGGCAGGGGCTGTGCCGGGGTTGATTGTGGAAAAGTGGGTGGATCAAGCGTGAACCACACTCGGGAAATTTCGGCAGTATGGACATCCGCCCATCATTGGCATATATTGCCAATGACACGAAAGGATACCCCATGGCCACACGAAACGTCGTTCTTACAGATACACAATCCAGCCTGGTCGACCGCCTGGTCGAGACCGGCCGTTACCAGAATGCCAGCGAGGCATTGCGCGCCGGTTTGCGCCTTCTGGAGCGCGAGGAAAGCGAACTCGACGCCCTGCGCAACCAGCTCTCGACAGGGCTGGCACAGGCCAAGGCCGGTGATCTGGCCGAAGGGAGCGGCGAGGATGCCATCCGGCGCGTTTTTGCAGCCGCGCGGGGCAAGGCCTGATGCCCAAATCCTGGCGGTTGACCCGTCAGGCCGAGGCGTCCCTATCTGATATTGCCCTCTGGACGATCGAAACCTTCGGGCCACGTCAAGCGCAGGCTTATGAGGAAGACCTGATCGCGCGCTGTTCCGGTATTGCATCGGGCAGTGTGCCCTCGCAGAGCTGTCGGACGATTATCGACCCCGATCTGAAGGAAGATTTGCGCTTTGCCCGCGCGGGGCAGCATTTCATCGTGTTTGTCGAGGATGAGGCCAGTGTGATCATCGTGGATTTTCTGCACAGCAGGAGTGATCTGCCGGCAAAACTGGTGAGCCTTGCCAAACAACAGCCAGAACAGAACCATTGAGGTGAATTTCTATTTGTCGAGATTTAGCTTCTTGCGTAACCGTGCTTGCGCGCTTTGAATAGCTTCCTGCGCCTCTTCTTGTTGCTGCCCCGTCAGTTTCGGTAAAGACCGGAGCCTGGTTTCGACATCTGCCCATGGAATGATGCGCCGGAGCGCACCACATTGGGTGGCAACGCGTTCTGTTTTTCTTGCCACAACGGCTTCAAATGCATCATTAAGCAATGCCGCATCAATCCGGGCGGATTCGCACAGCCAAAACAACATTGGCGCGCAATTGATCCGGCCATAGATCGTTTTTGCATCCGTGGGGCCGGGGCGTGCGCGTTTATAGGCACCGGGATTGCTGTAATCACCCAGCCAACCCAGCCAGTGTTCTTTTTGGGAACGATACCAGGGATTTCCAAAACCGGCGCCGATTTGAAGAATCTCCTCAAGGTTCCGATGTTGAGGGGTGTTTGGATCAAGCGTCCAGATCAGTTCTGAAAATTCGGTAATATGCATGTAACCTCCTGTAATCGCGCGAGAGTAATTAGCATACATAATGTGATCAAGTTCAAATCTGGATACCCCCCATGCCCACACCCCGAGAAACCATCCTGCAAGCGCTGCTTGCGGCGCTGCAAGCCGTGCCCGGTGCAACCGTGCTGCGGGGCGCAATCCTGCCCGAGCGCATCCCGGCTGGTGGCCTGCTGATCCTGCGCGATGGTGATCCCGGCACGCCGGAGGTGACGCTGTCGCCGTTGCAATACCACTTTGAACATCGCGCCGAGGTCGAGGTGATCGTGCAGGGCAAAACACCTGCCGCCCGTGATGCAGCCTTTGATACGCTGCTGGCGGAATTGGCATCGGCAATCACGGCCGACCGAACCCTTGGCGGTCTCTGCGACTGGGTGGAGGCCGAAGCCTCGCAGCCGGTCGATCTGCCGGTTGAAGGGGCCGAGGCGCTGAAGGCCGCCATCGTTCCCGTCATTTTGACTTTCACCACGGCCGACCCGCTGAGATGACCCCCGTGGACTGACCTCCACCGGCTGACACCACCAAACAAAGGAACTGACTATGGCACGCGCACAAGGCGCGCGGTCGCTGATGGCGGCTGCGTTCGAGACAACATATGGCACCCCGCCGCTGAGCGGTTACATGCAGATGCCCTTTGCCAGCACTTCGCTGGGGGCAGAGCAACCCTTGCTGGGTTCGGAATTGCTGGGTTATGGCCGCGATCCGCTCGCCCCGATCAAGGATGCGGTGACGGCGGATGGCGATGTGGTGGTGCCGATCGATGCAGAAGCTTTCGGCTTCTGGCTGAAGGCCGCATTCGGTGATCCGGTTACCACCGGCACGGGGCCGTATACCTATGTGTTCACGTCGGGAAATTGGACCCTGCCGAGCCTGTCAATCGAGACCGCCATGCCGGAGGTGCCGCGCTTTGCTATGTATTCCGGCTGTGTGCTCGACCAGCTTTCCTGGCAAATGCAGCGCTCGGGGCTTTTGACCGCGACCGCAAAACTGATCGCGCAGGGCGAGGCGATTGCCACCTCCACGGCCGCCGGAACGCCGACCGGCTGGACCCTGCAAAGGTTCGGGCATTTCAACGGCTCGATCAAACGCAATGGCACAAGCCTGGGCAACATCGTTTCGGCCGATATTCAATACGCCAACAATCTCGACCGGATCG